TGCTTGTGGCAGACCTGGAACACGAACACGTTGATATGGCAGCAGAAGACGAACCAAAGCCTTTTATCCCATCATGGGCTGACGCCTTCTTCGACATCATGACTCAGCAGGTAAAACAAAACGAAGCTCTCAACCGAGAGCTTCGCCAATCAATTACAGAAGTCAAAGAAATCAAAGACCAACTAATCGCTATAATTAACAATATAAAACGCTAATGTTTCCCCACCACAAATTATGAAATATCAGGGAATGCCAATAAATACAGGCGACACAATATGTTGTGACGTAATCCCGACCGGATCACAAATGGGATGCGGTGGATGTGGCTGGAAATGGGCGCATCCACCGTAAATACTAAAGAAACCGCTATAAATACGGGATTGTGAGAAAAGACAATAAAGGACATTATAAGACATTAAAATGGTTAATGTTTCCCCAAACGATTCCCCACACCGAAAATGGTGGGGAAACAAAAATGAGATATAATCCTACAGGATTCTGATTGTAATCCCACGGGTAATGGGTTCAAATCCTAACATTAAAACAAAGAAAATATGAAATATACAAATGCTATTGTATGGGACCACAGAGGTCGTGTGAAGCCTGGCGGTATTGGTCAGGTGGAGGTGCGTATCACTATAAACAGAAAGCACTACCATTTTGGTACTGGTGTCAAATGCCACAAGTCAGAGCTGGTGGCTGGTCAGATTATCAACTGCCCTGGTGCTGATGAGCTGAACAGACGGGTGTCTATAATATATAGTAAAGTACTCGCGTGCGTGAATGAGGCGATTGACGGTGATGGCGTGATTGATACTGAAGACATCCGGCGAAAGGTGTGGAAACAGATTGAAGTGCATAGTGATGAGCCTACATTCCTGCAATGGATAGAGTCGCAGATTCCTAAGTTGGACGTGCGGGAAGGGACACGCAAGCACTATGACACGCTTCTGCTCAGACTGACGGAGTATAACAAGATACGACGCTGGCAGGATGTGACGGTAGAGAATATTGTGGACTTCGACTACTGGCTGCACCAGTTGAAGCCAAAGGCCAACGATGATGGTGCAAAGGCTTTCGGTAGGCTGTCAAACGGTCTGAGTGATGGCACCATCTGGAACTATCATAAGAATTTGAAGTCGATGCTGAAGCGAGCCTGCAATTTTGACCGTTTAGACAAAAACCCGTATGACAAACTGCAAGGTCAGTTCTCGCGCGGCTATAAAGAGAATATCGAATACTTGACTGAAGAGGAAATGACGACTATCATGGAGCTAAAGATAAATGATGACTCGATGCTTTCACGCTGCCGTGATCTATTCGTCTTTCAAATGTGGACAGGTCTATCCTACTCTGACACGCAGGTTTTCGACATCAGCCTATATAAGAAGGTGAAAGGCAAATGGGTCTATACTGGTGAACGTATCAAGACTGGCGTTCCTTATATCTCGCAGCTGTTGCCTCCTGTCGTGGAAGTGCTGGAGCGTAACGATTGGCAGACGCCTAAGATTGAGAACCACGTCTATAATCGCATGTTGAAGGCTATCGGAGAAATGGCAGGCATCAAGACCAAACTGCATTCGCATTTGGCACGCCATTCGTTTGCCACCTACATGCTCAGGAACGATGTGCCGATGGAGCATGTCGGAAAAATGCTGGGCCAAAAGAGTATTCGAACAACACAACGCTATGCTAAAGTGATAGCACAGGATGTACATGAAGATTTCGACAAAGTGGCAAAGAAACTAAAGAAAAAGAGTGGCAAGTGATGTCGCTCTTTTTTCTCACAAAAAAAAGAAAGGAATCTCCCGGCTCCTCTCCTTTGCTTCTAACTAATCTTTTGAAATTACCAATGGAATTTGGTCTAATCCGGCTGCAAAGATACGAATTTTGTTCGACATTCGAAAGTAAAATGAAAATTTTGTCATAAAAAATTTGGCAGTATAAAGAAAAGTTGCTATCTTTGCCACCGCTCTATTTATTGACACAACGCATTCGTACCCGATGAAAGCTAATGGGCTTTCTCGGTGTGGGTACGGGTGTACTGTGTCAGAATAGAGCAATATGACAAAGCCGAGAGGCCCATTCTTTTTTATTATAAACATTATAAACTTAAAACGTTTAAACATTATGAAAAAACTGTTTCTGATGGCATTGGCAGTATGCCTCATTACTGCTTGCGAAAAAGACACTGCACCAAATGATAATGGAAACGTACATCTGACGTTTGTGCCGACGACGCGCGATATGACACGGGGGACTGTTGCCGTGGGTGACTACTTTTCACGGCTGGCCGTGCAGATGTTTGATGCGGAGGGCAATAAGGTGTGGGATAAGGTGAAGACGCAGACGCGAGATGATGACGATTTCGGGACTTTGAACGTTGGGCTAAAAGCAGGAACATATATTGTGGTTGCTGTTGGACATTCTTCTCCAGTCACACCTACTATTAAATCTACGGAACTTGTTCAATTTACAGCTAAAGATGGAGTAAAGAATAGTGATACATTTTGCCACTATGGATCTGTAACGATTGACGCCGAGCATACAAACCATGAATTGAAAATGAACCGCGTGGCTGCAAAGATAATGTTTACATTCACCGACGAAACGATGCCAGATAGCTACGCAGGTCTGAAGATAGATTATACAGGTGGGTCGGCAAACTTTAACCCATCTACGGCAGAAGGTTGCACGAAGAGTAGCCAGTCAGAGACGCGGACAAACCGCGCCACACAGTATGCCGTCTTTACGTTCCCTTATCTCTCTGCTGACGGAAAACTGAAAGTAACGCTTTCGGCTCTTGATAAAGACCAAAATGTACTGACAACCAAAGTACTCACGGAAGTACCTGTAACGCGCAACCGTATTACAAAATGCGTAGGACCGTTGTTTGGAGAAGGCGACTACAATATTATCCAAACCAATTTTGGCATAACTATCAACGAAGACTGGGACGGCGAATATGAGTACGAATTTTAAACAACAAACATCATGAAACGTATATTATATATTATTGTGGTGACATTGGCTTGTGTCGCTTGTTCAAGAAGTGAAATTCCTTACGAAGAATCTCACAAAACTGTGGCTGTTACATTCAACGTTAGCGGTGACTTTACGCTCAATACTAACAATATGACGCGCTCGCTGACTGCCGACGGCAAGGATATGACAGATTTATGGGTACTTGATTATCAGAATGGAGTACTTGCTCAGCAACTACATAAAACATCCTCAGATACAGACTTTGGACAGCCTACACTCGACCTCACACTTGGTGCTCATCATGTTTACTTTATAGCAAGTCGTGGCTCTGGAGCGACATTGAATAATACGGATAAGACTATAACGTTCACAAAGGTACTCGATACGTTTTGGAAAGATTATGAAATTACTGTTTCTTCTGGTAGTTCATCCGCTTCCCGCTCTGTTGCTTTGGATCGTGTGGTCACAAAATTGAAACTCGTATTTTCTGATGCTATCCCAACAGGTGCAGCGATGTTTAATATCTCGCCAACTGCGTGGTATTACGGATTCAACTACCAAACAGGAGAACCGTGTGCTGTCACAACGTCACAACCGATTCCCGTCAATATTCCATCTACTGAAATCGGTGTCGTCAACGAAACAGTCAGCATATTCGGTTTTTCTTCTATAACAGAATGGGCTACTGATATTGACATCAACTGCAAAACTAATAATAACGATGTGCTTGGTTCGGCTGTAATCACTTCCGCACCGTTTGTCCGTAACCGTGTCAGTGAGTACACTGGACCTCTCTTTGTCGACACTGGTTCAATAATGCTTTCGCTGAACATAATATGGGATGAACCTATCGTTGGAACATGGTAACAATAAAGGAGCGGTGGTTGCCGCTCCTTTTCGATTTATTCATCTTTCGGCTCGTAAGGGCTCCAGTCCATAGCGGCCTTCTTCTGCCATCCCTCTTCGACGCACTGCTCAATCCATGCCAGACCGCCCAGGTAGAACTGAGCCAGTTCTTCCATCGACTCAAACTGATGATACACATCCGCACCGTTCTCGTCAGTGCCCAGCTTGAACGTCTTCGGAAACGTCACCTGCTCAGGATACATCGCGGCAGCATCATGCACGGCCTTGAAGTTCTGGCGGTTCTCCCAGTTTAGAGTCACCGGCTTATCCTGCCACACGTAGCCTTTTTCAGATTTCTCATCCGTCCTTGCGTCAATGTCGGCGATGACAGCCTGCTTGATCTGCTCCAGCGAGGGCTTCGCCGTGCGGTTCTTGTTGAAATACACTTCCTGCCAATAGGCATTCTTCTTGCCGTCAGCTTTGAAGTCGTAGCTGACGATCACTTGCGTCGCGTTCTCCCGGATGGGAACGAAGCACGCTTTTGGTCCATGCATTTTTGCCATATCTATTCCGTTTAAAAGTTTCTACCCTACGCCGATAATCAAGCCGTGGGTTTACCAAACAACGTCATGTCACGATTGAATGTCGATACCTTTATGAATTTCTTACGCAAAAACATTGCTCTACGTATGCGATATGTCTTGTGGTGGCTCAGCACACCGAGGAAGGAATTGACGGAGCGATACACTGCTTCAGCATCGTTGGTTTGCATATTCCTGATGTTACGTTCCATGCGTCGCAGACAGTCATTCGACGCATAGGTCCTGTAGGGCTTGACAAATGCGCCCAGGAACTCCACGCCGTAACAGATATTCGTCACCGTCAGCTTGCCAAGGTGCAAGGTCAGACCGAGTTCTGAGGATAGGAACTGCTGAATCTTCGGCACCAGTGAGAGCAACCAATCCTTATCGGTATTCACCACGTAGGCATCATCCACATATCTGCCATAGTGTCTGCATTTCAATGTCCGCTTCATGAATTGGTCGAAGACATTCAGATAGACATTGCTGAACAGCTGGCTTGTCAGATTGCCAATGGGCATGCCTTTTCCGCTGTTCACAAAACGCATGCTCTTCGCTGGGTCGAGACCTATCCAGTCATCTTCTGAGCCTACGATATGGCAGTTATCATTCGGATCGAGCAGTACAATCTCTTTTGTCATCCATAGCACAAAATCCATGTCTATGATGTCGCACCACCGCTTTCTTCGCTTTTCTACTGGATGATCTGCCATATTTTGCAGCGTGTTTTCTGCTATCTCCAATAGCTTGCGCCTGTCTATGTGCATGAAATACCCGCGAATGTCAAGTTTCATCACATAGCATTTCCTTGTGTAGTTATGGCTTGCCTTTCGGATGTGCGCTGCAAGCCTGTTGATACCATAATGCGTACCACGTTCGGGTACGCAGGAATAACTGTCGGCAATGAATGTACGCTCAAACAGTTCGTGGGTATAGTTGTAATAGAGATGATGCACCACACGGTCACGGAACTGAGCGGCAAAGACCTCCCGCTTTTTGGGTCGCTCGATGATGAAACAGGATGAAGGGGATGGCTGATACGATCTGTCCCATAGCGCGTCCCTCAGTTCCGTCAGGTTCTCCATCAAATGTTTCTCGAACCGCTTGACGTAGGGCTGGCTGCCTTTGTGACGCTTGGCACATATAAATGCCACATACAAATCCATCAGCAATGCTTCGCGTGTCAGTGTGTATGCCATATGTCCTTTCCTTGTCTCTGTTATTAGCCGCTATTGGGCGAGTGCTGAACAGCCCTAACCGAGTTGCCGTTGTACCGATTGTTGTTGTTCTGAGGATTCACTGAAGAACTATTGAAGTTCAAGTTGTACGCGTTGTCAGCGGAGTTCCAACTGGATGACCAGTAGTTGCCGTTCGTGCCGCGATTGTTGAGCGACGTACCGTTACCGTTGCCAGCCGCAGGGAAGAATAATCCTCTATACGCGGTCATCACCTGTCACGAATATACGGCAGGACGGCTTGCGCCAGAACCACCGTATTTCTTCTCATTTTTCCCACTCATCGCAGGACGGATGACCTATGAATTCGCCTTGAACAGCCCTTAGCTACCCATTCTTTGCGGGAGGTCTTTTTGTTGCTATAATAATGATGAGAGTTGCCGCTTCAGTGTGGCAATAAACTCTGCGTTCTCTGCCGGAGTCTTCGACTCGATAGGATAGGAGAGCACCTGCGACAGAATCTGGAACATACCTACTCGCCCGCCGTCGGTATCTACATTTGATGTCGTGCGACTGGCTTTTTGCGCCTGCTTGGTGTCTTTCTCCGGCAGCGCGTGCTTCCATTCCTCGAAGGCGGCAAGCAGCTCTTCGTAGTTAGATGATTCCTCGTCAAACGTGGTGAGCGTAAATTCTGCGTAGTCATCGACGGTGTTCGGGTCGAAATCCTCGAAACCTATCATGAACTTCGCCAGCGACTCTAATGGGAAGCCTACGCTGACATACTCGCCTTTCTTCGTCACGTAACGGTTTGCGGTGAGCATTTTCATATCGCCGCGCTCTTTTTGCATTTCCTCCGTACATACTACGGTCTTGATAAGCCATGCCGACCATTCGTATGCGCGGAAGAATTTGCCGTCCTTATGCAGGAATATCTTATTCCAGCTTTCCGGGTCTTTTCTTAATTTCTCAAATTCTAATGCTGGAGTTAGTCTCATAATTTTTATTTTATTTAGTTCCGCCATTTTCTCCTTTGGCACGGCTCGCTCGTGGCGAGCCTGTATGTGCCAAAGGGTAAAATGTCGGGTGTAGGCGAATTACTGAACAGCCCTAACCGAGAGGCCGCTGTACCGAGTGCGGTAGTACTGAGGAGTCACTGAAGAACTATTGAAGCTCAAGCCGTACGCGCTGCCAGCGGAGTACCAACTGGATGACCAGTAGTTGCCGCTCGTGCCGCGATCGTAGAGCGACGTACCTCTACCGTAGCCAGCCGCAGGGAAGAAAACATAAACGCTGTGGTCAGTCTTCTTCATAAATTTGCGGCCAGCAACTCCTGTGCCGTTGAAGTCAGCCACCCACTCATTGTCGGTGTTGTCATACAGCTCCTGGAAGTCGTCCTTCGTTGGCAGGTGCCAGGGAGAACCCAGCAGGGCCAGCGCAGCGTCATGCTGTGCGTCGTTGGTCGGGATGTTAGCACCGACACTTGCACCAGGTGTCGAAGCATACGGGCCACTGTTGCTTGTACCCCAGTCATAGCTATCGTCGAAGGTTGATCCGTTGGCAGAGAAGTGAGGAACAATGTTACCCCAGCTCACATATGCACCGTAATCAGTCTCTTCACCAATCTTGTAACCGCCATTACCGTCTGACACAATGTTACCGATGGCCCACTTCTTACCGCTTGGAAGTCCGAGGTCAACGAAGCCTGCCTGCTCGATGTACTCGAAGGTGAGCGACTTCGCAGTGGTGTCAGCCCAGTTCTTGGTCACGGCAGCGGGTGCTGTGTAACCGGCAAGGGCTGACGGGGTGCAGGTGTAGTTGATGCCGTATGCCACCTTCAGCGTTGGCGAGGCATTAGTCAGCGTGCCAAGCGTCGTTCCACCGTTGGTCACGGCCACTGAGCATGTCGAGAGGTCGCCGTCGCCTGCATCTTTCGTGATACTGATGGTCAGCACCTCGGTAGAGTACAGGGCCGTGATGGTGTGGTTCGTGGTGTCAACGGTGATGCTCTCGGCATACTCATTGGCACTCGGCGCACCGCTCTGGCAGGCCGCTATCGGATTGATACCCGCAGGCACCAGCACCTCTACGGAAGACTGAGCACCCGTGAAGTCGAGATAGCCGTTGGCAGAGATGCCCGTCGCACTGACACGGATCACCGTCGAGGCGATGTCAGTGTTGCTGGCCTGGTTGGTGCTCACGTTCAGTGTGTAGGCTGTGGTGGCATAGGTCAGCGTGATGCTGCCGCTGCTCTCCGTGGCCGTGGCGGTATAGCCATAGACGGTCTCAGCCGTAATGGTCGGCGTAAGGTTGGCGGGCACCTTCACGGAGTCGTTGATGGCGGTCAGCGTGGCGGGTGTGGTCTGTCCCGTGTAGGCGACGGTTACGCCTGCGCCTTGCGGGTTCGTACCCTGAACGTTTCCGTCCTTCGTGGTCACGATGCTCGTGAGCGTCAGGATGGTGGTCAGATAGGTGGCCGTCTCGGTCTGCACGCCTCCAAGGAACGTGCCGCTGATGGCAGCAGGTGTCTGATAGCCGTCGGCAACCAATGAGTTGAAGGTAATCTCATAGGTGTCGTTAGCCTCCAAACTGGCGGTGAATACTCCCGCGCTGCCTGTCATGGCGACAGCTGTGCCACCATTCACGGCAATCATCGGAGCAACGCTGGCGAGTGCTATAGCATCGCTGTCGCTCATCGAGACGGTCAGCTGAAGCACACCATAGATATAGGTGGCCTTCGGAGCAGTCATCGATGCGCCGGTAGCCGTTGCGCTGTAAGCAGCAGGCGTGGCGTAGCCGTTCACGTTGGCATAGGTGATGGTGAAGGCCGTACCTGTCGGGACGTTGGCCGTCTGGTTGTTAGCAGTCAGCACTTGGTCAGTACCGCCCTGATAGCTGACGGTAGCCTGAGCACCGGCAGGTGCAGCACCCTCCACTCCTCCGTTCTCACTGACCATGTTCACGGAGATCACGGTGGTCTCGTAGGCAGCGGTAATGATGCGCGATGCGGTCAGCACAGTCACGGTCTTGGCGTAGTTTGTCACATCGTCAGCCGTAGCCGTCGGCGTGAGACCTGCGGGAACCTTGACGGTACCATTGTTGCTCACCTCCTTGGCGGTGGTCAGACCCGTGTAGGTCACGCTCACCTTCTTGGCGGCAATCGTCGCATCTGGTGACTGGTTAGAAGTCACATAGACAGTGTAGATGTCCGTCTGATAGGTGGCAGTCTTCGTCTCTACGCCACCGCCGAACGTGCCGGTGATGGCAGCAGGAGTCTGATAGCCGTCTTCGACAAGAGAATTGAAGGTTATCTCGTAGGTGTCGCCCACTTCGAGGTTTGCAGTGAACGAGCCAGCAGAGCCGGTCATGGCAACTGGTGTGCCGCTGTTCACGCTGATCATCGGGGCAACGCTGGCGAGTGCCGTTGCGTCGCTGTCTGACATTGAGACATTCAACTGAAGCGCACCGTAGATATACTTCGCCTTAGTAGCGGTCATCGATGCACCCGTGGCCGTTGCGCTGTAGGTAGCGGGAGTAGCGTAGCCACTCACGGCAGCGTAGACAATAGTGAATGCCGTACCAGTTGGCACTTTAGCCTTCTGAGTGTTGTCTGTCAGTTCCTGGTCAGCACCACCAGAATAGCTAACCGTAGCCTTTGCACCTGTTGGTGCTGTACTCTCTACACCACTTGTCTCGCTGACCATCTCGACGCTGACAAGCGTGGTCTGATAGGCAGCGGTGATGATGCGAGAAGCAGCCAGCACGGTAACTTCCTTGGCATAGCCCGTCTCATCTGGAGCGGTAGCGGTAGGTGTCAGACCGGTGGGGACCTTGACGGTACCATTGTTGCCGACCTCCTTTGGAGTAGCCAGACCGGTATAGCTAACGCTCACCTTCTTAGCGGCAATAGTCGCATCAGGTGACTGATTGCTGGTGATGTACACCGTGAAGATGGTGGTGTCATACGAGGCACTGACGGTCTTCGTACCCGTCGGCATGATGAAGGTCTGGTCGGCTGGTGTGGCGTAGCCTTCAACGTCAGTGAAGTGTACCACCACATTGCTCAGCGGAGCGACGGGGATAGGTGCACCGGTGTAGGCAATCGGTGTGCCGCCATTGATGGCAACGGTAGCACCGGCAAGAGCCAATGCTGTGGAGTCGCTGTCGCTCATACTCAGGTTGACAACCACCACGCCCTGTACGTATTCGGCCTTGGTAGCGGTCATCGAGGTGCCGGCAGCTGTGCCACTGTAGCCCGTAGGTGTGCCGTAGTTGCTGACGGCAGCATAGGTGATGGTGAAAGCGGTTCCTGTAGGTACCTTGGCTACCTGACCGTTAGTGATGGTCTGGTCTGTGCCACCGGAATAGCTGACGATACCTGCTGCACCGGTAGGAGCGGATGTCTCTACGCCTGCCACATTCGATACCATATTCAGGGCTACGAGTGTGGTAGAATAGGCGACTGTAGCCATGTAGCTCACACCCTCTGCTGTGGCAGCAGCGGTGACGGTCTTCGCATAGTTGGCGATGTCGGGTGACACGATGGTCAGCGCACTGCCAGTAGGAACCTTCACAGCCACACCAGCGGCAACCTCTGTGCCGTTGATCTCAAAGGTGAGACCTGTCAGCACGGGGTCGATGATGGCCTGGGTGCTCTGGTTAGAGGTGGCGTTCACGCTCACAAGAGTGGTGTCATACTGCACGTCGATGCTGAGTGTAGAAGAATTGACGGTGATGGTCTTGCGATAGCCCGTCACGTCGGTAGAGGTGGCGGTGGGTGTCGTACCAGTCGGCACTTTGATAGTGTCACCGTCAGTCAGTTCCTTGCTCACACTCTGTCCGGCATAGACATAGCTCACGACGACCTTTACATTGCTGATGTCGGTCTTGTCAGGCTGGTTGCTGTCCACACCGACAGTATAGATGTCTGTTGAATACTGAACGGTAGGCTTGACGACTGTAGTACCTTCTGCCGTGAATGTAGCGATGCTCGGTGTGCGATAGCCTTCCACGTCTGGGAAGACAACAGCGACTGATGAGCCTGTGGCGACCTTGATAGTCTCACCGCTGTTAACTGTACGGCCTGCCACTGTAGCCTGAACAGCCGCAATCACTGGATCAGTGCCGAGGTTGGACTCCCATGAGATAGTGACGAGAGTGGTCTGATACACCAACGGAGGCGTGAGCTGTGCGGTGGAAGCGGTGCCGGTGTAGTCGGCTGGTGTCACATAGTTGGTGATGGCATCGCACGTCACGGTGATGCTCTGACCCATAGCGACCTTCAGCGACTCGCCGTAATTGACGGCAACGCCATTGATAGTACCAGTAGCACCTTCGATGGTGCTGTCACCTGCGCCCTGGTTAGATGTGGGCTGGAATGTTACCACGCACGTTTCGTAGTTGAAGTTCAGCGTGCGCTCACCGGCAACCGTTGACTCGAAGCTCTGTGTGTTGCTGGCCAGATAGTAGCCGGTCTTGCTGCCTACAGTCACAACAACCTGCTGGAGAGGACTGATGCGGCAGAACAGCGTCTCACCTGCCCATACGGTATCAAGGATGGTCTCGTTGTCAGCTTCGACCTTGACTGAAACACCATTGAGCGATGTATCGCCTGTCTGGTTACTGTTCAGGTTGATCCACAGCTTCTGACGAATGTCGGTGCTACCACCTCCGATGCCCCATGTGGCGACACCGCTTTCGAGGTGCAGCAGTTCATAGACATCATAGCCTGTGGTGCTCTCAGCATTCGGCACAATGCGCTTGTCACCGACAATGTGGTTGGCGGTCTCACCGAGTGCATTGGTGTAGGTCAGCGTGCTTCTGTCAGGTGCGTTCTGTGCCTCGACGGTGACGTTACGCTCACCAACCTGTGTCTGCAAGCGGGTGTCCTTGGCATCCACTTCCTGCTTTGTGTAGTAGTTGGAGAGGTCCACACTTGTGGTGTTGACCTGCTTCCAATAATAGACAGGATCATGGGTAGTGTCGTAGATAGTCACCCACCAGTCGCTGGCGTTCTGGCCCTGCTGTGATGATGGTGTGAGATATACCTTACCCATCGTATCAGCAGAAGCGGTAGGCAGTGTCTGCACATCCACGAACTGCACACCGGCAGCTGCGAGGATGGCGTTAGCGATACCCTCAGAGGTGACGGGGTTCTGACTACCTTGCGTCGGTGTGCTGTCGAAGGTCAGCACGTTCTGCTTGGCAGCGAACATCTCCGTGAGTTCCTGACTGGTGGGAAGGTCTGCCATCTTCTGAACAAGCAGCGCGGTGATGCCACTATTGAGTGCTGCCCACTGTGTCTCAGTGAAACTATTGCTGGCCATCTCGTAGTCCTTCACCCATGCACTGCCATTGTAATGATAGCGGGCATAGATGGTATTGCCGTCGCTGTCGGTAGAGGTGACAAAGGCGAAGTCGTTGACAGACATACCGGTCAAAGCGTTTAGTTGCTCGACGGTCTGATAGACACCATCGAAGTTCGGGGCAGCCTCCTGAACCTTGCCATCGACATACTGCTTGTCGGTGAGCTTGTTCTGACTTGTAGCACCAGCTGGGAACAGGCTTTCGATAGCCTGGAAGATGTTATACAGCGCACCGCTGACAACGGGGTTGGTGCTGTACTGTGTGGGCTGAAGGTCGAAGGTCAGCTTGTCCTGCTTACTGGCAAGAGCTGAGAAGATGCCGCCACTCTGTACGGGGTTTTGTGAGTTCTCCGTAGGTGTGGTGTCGAAGGTCAGGCGGTCCTGCTTGGTGCCGATGAGCTGCTGGAGTACGTCATTCGTGGGGAGGTTGGTCAGCTTGGCAACCAGCAATGCTGTGATGCCTGACTGAATCGCTGCCCACTGTGCAGCGGTGAAGCTGGAGTTATTCAGGTTGTACTCGAACACCCAGCCTGTGCCTTCTACATACTTGTAACGGCTGTAGACGGTGTTACCCTCTGCATCCTTGCTGACGACATATCCGTAGTCGTTAGCATTGGCAGGGACCTGCTGCAACTCAGCAAGGCTGTTGAACGTACCCTTGAAGTCAGCCGTGGCGGTCTGGATGCTGCTATTGACGAAGTTCTTGTCGGCTAACTGGTTCTGTGCGCTGGCAGCTTCCGGAATCAGTGCTTCTATAGCGTCAATATCATCGGCATTGGCTTTTTCAGCAGCCTTGGCGCGGGTTTCCTCGTCGTCAATATTCTGCTGGAGCTGTGCGTCAGCCTGCTGGCGTGCCAGCTCCTCAGCGTCGATGTCATTGGTGTTCTGTTGCTCGGCAGTACGTGCACGCAGTTCTTCAGCGTCGATATTCTGCTGAAGCTGTACCTCTGCACCCTCGGCACGGGTTATCTCATTGGAGAGGTTTCCGGCGATCTCATTCTCCTTACCCTTAGCACGGGCTTCCTCAGCATCGACATCGGCAATGCGAGCCTGCGTCTCATTATTGATGTTCTGCTGCAACGTTTGCTCAACACCCTGGGCACGCTCGCGCTCAGTCTGGACGGCAGCACTGCCACCCTGACTTACAGCGTCAATGTTTTGCTGAAGCTGTGCCTCCGCAGCCTTGGCGCGTTCTTCCTCGGCATCAACATCGGCGATACGGTCAGTACGCTCAGCGTTGATGTTCTGCTGAAGTTGCTGCTCAGCCTCCTGAGCGCGTTCGCGCTCTTCGGTTACTGACTGCTCACGGTTTTCTGTCTCCTGAGCGATGGCCTCCTGGTTAGGAGTTACCTGGTCGAGAAGTGCCTGCACTTCCTTACCTGTTTGCGATAAGCGATAAGTTGTATCCATATTTTTATTCTGTTATTAGTGATTTCAAAACCAATATATATTCGGTGTCAGCTGTGATCAGTCGGTCGCCCTCAGTAGTTGCCAGGTATTGGTAGTCGCTGGCGACATCACTCTGGTCGATGCGTTCGTAAGTCACCTTGTGCTCGCACTGAGAAGGAGCGGGTACGCATGCAAACTTGGGGAGTGGTGTGGTACAAACGAAGCATAGCAGCTGCTCGTCAACCTCCGTTCTCAGACCGTCAGGACAGTCTATATCAGGAATCAAATATGTGCAACGTGCTGTCACACGACCAACCATCTCGTCAGTATTGAAAATAAAGAAGAAACCATCTACACTGAAGATTGTGTCGCTTTTCTTGATGGTCAACTTTTGACCCATCATGCCCCACGACAACTCAATCTCGAAGTCGTCCGTCTCCATATTGAAGCCGTCATGGTCAATGCGAATCTGGTACTTGGCTTCATCGCCTTGCATTAAAATATTTTTGCAATCCATATTATTCTGCGTTTTCGGGTTCTACTTCGGGTTCAAATTTCGGTTCGTCTGCCAGTCGCATATACGGCTTTACCATCATATCGAAAGAGCGGTTATAGTACAAGTTCTGCTGGCTCACTGGAGAACGCTGTGTATAACTCATCTCCACCAACATCAGCGAGGCATGGATGAGTGCAGCAGGTATGGGCTTATCCTTAGTACCAAACTTTGCCACTACCTCGTCATAGGTACGTGCTATGACGTTCAGTACCGTCTCTTCTGCACTCTCGCCATAGAGTTCGAGCAATCCATCTTCGCAGTCGAAATCGATTCGAGAATGTTGCTTGATGTAGTCAATCTTCAACCATTTCATATCTATTTTATTTTTGTCCTTTATGCAACCGACAAAAATGCTGTAAAGGTTTACTTAGCAGCCTTTAAGCACAAAAAAGCGAGGCCCTATGGTTGGGTCTCGCCTTGCTGTGCTAATTGTGCATTCCACGCTTTCATGTCTTCCATGAGTTCTGTACGTTCATCTTCGGTCAGTGGTGGTTCGTCGTTGTAGTCGTCGTCATCCTCAAATAGTGACGGGAACATATCTGCAACTGTTTTGCCATTTGCATTTCTCATTGCGTAAGTGGCTGCGTACACGCATTCAGCCATCAGTTGGTGCTTCAGTTTGTCACGTTTACGGTAGCCTCGAATGATGCGCCGTGCCTCCCAGAACAGTATGTCATACAGGAACTCACGACGGCTGATTCCTATCTCGCCAACGAACAGTTCATAAAGGTCGTTGGCGGTTAGGCGTTTTTTTTCTTTCTCGTGACGCGCTTGCCATTCTGCTTTTCTTCTGGCTCTCCGATAGGTATTTTATAAAATTCGATATAAAGCCCTGCAATCGTTCCAACAGCCAGTCCAAGTTCGTCTGGTGTGGCATGGAAGATGAGTTCTTTGTCCTCAATGGGGTTTTCCTGGTTCTGACTTTCATAGTACGCAGTCATGGCCGACATAATCAGATAGATAGACTTGCGACGGTCTGGTTCTTTTTTGTCATTCAGTCCAATGATGACTTCTTTGATAAAGTCGGTGCATTCCTCGTCAGCCAGAAGTTTGTAACTGATTTCAGTACCAAAGCAATAGGCCAGCGTAACTTGTTTGCCTAATAGTGTAATTTCTTTCTGGATCATAGTTCCTTTTCTTTTAGTTCAATTAATTTTTCCTTATATTCAGGGAACACCTTGGCAATGGCGTTGTGATAGTCGTTGTAGCGATTGCGATTGATGTTCCATAGTGCGCATTCCTGGTTGGCATCCAGTATGGTCGGGTAGTTGTGTGCGCTCAGACAACGGTAGTGTTTACCGGTCATCACCGCCCATGCCCACTGCCAAGTCTCGTCGCTCGTAGGCGATAGCTTCATCAGCAGTTCGCGGTCGAAGAATCGCGGGTCGGTAAATGTTCCTGCTGGATAGAGCGTACCATTTGAGCCATTAGCAGGCTTGCATAGATACGTCCTTTTGCCTGGCGAGATATAAACATGTCGTTGAATGCTGTCTTCAGCGATGCGTCCGTTTACCACATCCACACGGCTAATAGACACACCATAGATGATGTCCGATGGGTGTCGGTGGTGGTCGTCAATGAATGTCTGAAGCCAACCGTCAGGATGCGCCACGTCGTCGTCAACCACTAAGATGTCGTCGTTAGGATAGTGCTCGATGGTAGGAATCAGTTTCTTGTGGCTTAGAATATTTCCATTATCCCAGATGACTTCAACGTTCATCTCATCCATCGCTTGCAACAGTCGGATGGCGTCATCCTTACCACTACCCCACTCTTCGCGGCTCAGTACCAACACATAATGCACCGGCTCCGAATGTGCCTGTGCCGTAATGTTGCGCCACGCCTCGATGCACGAACGCATACGAGGTGGCCAAGTGGTCATGCTTACAATTATCATGGATGCTTACTTTTTAAAAAACACCGCCCGCGCTGCTTGGTGAAAAGTAAGCAATCCAAGACAGGCGGACGGCATTCAATAGTGTATTAGTCTGTGCCAACGGTCACGGGTCCGTACATTGTCAATGTACCAGAATAGGTGGCCTTTTGTCGGTTGGTTCCGTTCGCCTGCAAGTTAGAGACTTTGCCTTGGCCTGAGCAGACAGTCTTTCCGACTACACGGTTTTCATTTCCACTGACAAATACGAGCCTCCAGTTTACGATGTCGTCTTTGATGGCATTGATGACGTCGTTCAGCGTCATACCGCCGGTGTCAGTTCCTGATGCAATCAAAGCGGTGAACTGAATGTCACCACTACGGCCCGTTACTTCATATTCGTTCCAAGTACCGTTTGTGTCGGTCGTGTCCTTGGTCGTGCTATCCTCTGTCTGAGCTGACAAATGGAATGTCAAGTCAGTCGATAGTGCCACTACCTTATAGGTTCCGATAGTAGAACCGACAGGTATCGCAATCTGCAATCGTAGATGTTGTCCTTTATCCATAGTCGTTCAGAGTTAAGCCAGAGCACCGCTGCCTTGGTATTGACAGCTAATCTGGATGGTTTGACGGTTGTTGGCCTGAATGCTCAGGTCGTTCAAAATAGCCTGACCACTGCGTGAGAACTCAGCAGAATCTGGTGTTTGGTTGATTGCGCCAGATGTTTTATCCCAGCCTACAGTTGTCTTTGCATCAGAGTTAAATCTTGTGATCAGTGCGCGAAGGTTAGCTAATGTGGCGTCCACACCATCCACCTGCACACTCCACTGCTTCGAGGTCATCTGGTCCATGTTGTAACCACTTGGGCTGTCCTTTGTGGTAGCATCTTCCAAGTTACCTTGGATCGTGCATTGACAGCTGGTGGCTTCAAGAACTGGAGCCGTCCCGATTATTACACGGAAGTTCTGACCCATTAATTTTTGTAGTGCCATATATTCAAAGATTATGGATTATTAAACGTGATGTTAGCGAAGAATACGCCTTCATTGTGTAATATGAATCCACCGGCAGTCTGTACTAATCCAGCGTCCTGAGCCTGCTTGCGCAGTTCGTTCAGTTTGGCCGTGATTTCTACGCGACTATCGGCTTCAACCTTGATAGGTTCACCCGCCTTGATTTGCCTCTCAGCAGGTGTGTCGTTCTTATTCTTGCTCATCGTCTTCAATATTACATACGTCGCACTGATAGCGTAGCGTCTGCCAATAGCAGGGCTTCAAAGAGTCAAACTGGATAGGTTCTGCCGAGAATGCGTAGTCGTTGACGGCTGTATCGTTCTCACGGAAATATGCCAGGATGGTATCACGTACCATCTGCGTCAGGTCATGCAATCCTCCGATTGTCTTAGCCGTAACTTCAATGCCTATCTTCACCTTGTCATATTCACTTTCGTAGAGGTCGTCTTTCGTGGAATCGTCATTGTTAAGACCGTCGAAAGTTACGATGATATAAGGTACAGGAACGTTGTCCGCATCCTCGTCAGGCAATGGGATGGCGGTGCCATAGAGGCGACCGTCAATGGCTCCCATGACGTCCTCTGATTCGCTCAACGCGGCAATGAAAATACTATCGGTGGCAAGACTCATGCTATCGTTGCAACTTAATATGAACTTAATACAAACTTAATATTCTCTCCCTCTGGGGAGTGGCGGGTGGGTCAACCTTTGTTTTTACATTGGAGTCACCCGCCACCAAGGAACTAATCCCAGAAGTTGAGCGAAGAGAGTTTAGTCGCCAATCACGTTAGAAGAAGCGGGCTCCACGAGCTTGATGAGCTTGAAGGCCTGGGGCTTGCCGGAGGTGTTGCCGTTGACCTTAGAGCTGAGCTCCACGAGAGAGTAGTCGAGACCCATGCCGAGGGCGATGACGTTGCGGTCAAAGTTGGCGGAGCTTGTTCCGTCAATATTGAACTCGATGCCATCAGCGTACACCTGCTCGTTCAGGTAGCCGAAGTGACCGATACCGATGTAGCGGTAGGTGGGGTCTTTCGTGCCGATACCAGAAGAGTTGAGAGCGTAGTCGATGAAGGGGCTGACGTGGTAGCGATAGCCTACGCACTGGCCGTCCTGTACGACGGTGCGGTTGCTGTCGGTGGTACCAGGGATGAGCTTGGTGAACTTCAGGTCAACCTCAGTGGTCTTGTCCATGATGATCTCGGGATCACCCTCGAAGCCGAGGTCGTACATCTTGGCAATCTCCTTGGCCAGGTTCTTACCGATGTTCTCGTCGAGAGCGAGCTCTACAACGTCCACCTGTGCGAACGGCGACTGCAACTTGGTGTACTCGCCATGAGCGTAGATGTGGAGTGCGCGGAACTGTGCCCAGCCCTTCTGGAACTTGTAGGTCAGGAAGGCCACGATGTCGAAAGCGGCCTGACCGACAGCGCGACGGCTGACGGGTACGCTTGCGGCAACACGCTTCGGAGAGGTGGTGATGTTGGCGAAGTCGAGAGCCTGCTCTTCAACCTTCGTTACCTCACCCTCAACGGTGAACTTCACGTCGTTGATAGAGTAAGGAATGACCTGAGTGCCGGTCACACCAGTCACCATCACGAGGTCTTCGGGCAGCTCAGTGCCGGGAACCTTGGTGTCGATGATGGGGCGAATCTCGACGGGAATCAGACCACCTGCCTCCAAGTTGGCGGTAGTGTTCTGGTCGCCGCCAGTGGTGATAGCATTGGCGAGGATAGTGGTGGCGTTGGCTGCACGACGGTTGGTGAAACAGTCGTTGATCATCTCACGAATCTTTGCGCCGTAGTTCTCGCGCTCCTGAATCTGCTCCAGCTCCTTGCCGCTGGCCATAGCCTTGGCGCGGGCTGACAGACCAGATGACTCACGCAGCAGCACGTCGTACTCTGCATCCTGAGCACGCTGCTCGGCCTGCAAAGCGGCGAGTTCACGCTTCTGCTCCTCGGTGATAGTACCCTTCTGCTCCTCAGAAGTCAGGGCACGCATTTTGGCCTCACGTGCGTTGGTCTTCTCGTCCATTTCGTCCAGC